CGCCGCACCCGAACCGGCCACGGACGATGACGATGTCGAGCGCGACGAGGACGGCAACCCGGTGCTGTACGACTCGGCCGGCAACGTTGTCGCCCCTGCTGCCCCGGCCCCACCCGCCGGCGATGGTGGTGGTGAGGCGACCGGACGCGCCGCGATGGCCGAGCTGGTACGCACGGAGGTGGCCCGCTACGGGCTGCAGCGCACCACCCGGCCCGCGGTGCATCCGCTGGCCCGGTTCCACAACCCGATCGAGCTGCTCGTCGCCGCCCGCTCGGGCACCGCCACCGAGCAAGCGGCAATCTCGCGTGAGTTCACCGAGGCCTACGCGCAACACCGCGAGATCGCCCGGGCGCTCGTCAACCAGATCACACCGGACAATCCCGGCGTGTTGCCGCCCACGTGGCTGTCGACGATCTTTGGTGTCGTCGACTCTGGCCGGCCCGGTATCACCGCGATGGGCGGCCCGGCATCAGCGGGCGACTCGGGCATGGACATCTACTGGCCGTACACCACCGTCGATCTCACGACGTTGGTCGCCGAGCAGCTCGCCCAGAAAACCGACATCCAATCGGTCAAGGTCTCGTTTGCTCGAGGCCAGGCGACGCTCAAGACGTACGCCGGCGGCTCCGACGTCAGCTATCAGCTGCAGCGCCGCTCGAGCCCGAGCTACCTGGCCGCGTACAACCGGCTGCTGCAGACGTCGTACGGCCTAGTGACTGAGATCACGTTCGACGCCGCGCTCGTCGCCGGCGCCGGCGCCACCGTGGTGTACGACCCGTCTGGCGCCGACGCTGACGGATCCAAGGCCAAGGCGTTCCTCTTCGCTGCATCGGCCAAGGTGAAGAAGGCGACCGGCACACCGGCGACCGCCGCGCTCGTGTCGTCGGACGTGTTCGCCCACTGGGGCGGCCAGCCGTGGTTGCAGCCGCCGATGTACGGCACCCAGAACGTGCCCGGCACCGCCGCCGCCAGCACGTTGCGGATCAACATCTCCGGACTCGAGATCGTCGAGGCCGTCGGCATGGCCCCCGGCAACATCGTCGTCTCCAACCCCGAGGCCGCACGCTGGTTCGAGGACGGCCCCTTCCTGGTGACCGCAGAGGACGTCGCCAAGCTCGGCACCGACGCCGCGATCTGGGGCATGGGCATCACCGGCATCACGGTGCCGACCGGTGTCGTCAAGGCATCCCCGACGCAGGCCGACGCCACCCGGTTCGAGAAGGACCAGGAGAAGGCCGCCAAGTCGGACAACGCCGACTGATGGCCGATCGGCCGCCGTATGTCGACGTCGCCGAGCTTGCAGCGAAGCTCGGCGTAGCGCCCGACGACCCGCGTTTGACGCGGGTCGCCGCGGCGACGTCGACGATCATCGATGGCTACTACGGCAAGGTGACGGTGGCCGCGAAGCTGCCCGACCCGGTCGATCCGGATCCGTATCCGCCGTGGCCGCCCGTCGTGGTCGAAGCGGCGATGGCGATCGCGATGGATCTGTGGCGGCGCCCGTCGACACCGGGCGGCTACTTCCAGATCGTCGACTACGTCGGCCGGCTGTCGGTGGATCCGACGTCGGGTGTCGCCACCCTGCTCGATTCGCTCGGCCGCCTCGAATGGCCCGTGGCGTGACCGTCGCCGAGCTGCTCGCCGCGTTCGCTGCTGCCATCACGAGCGCGTTCGACGGTTCCGGTTGGGCGGTGTGGCCACAACCGCCCGACCAGACCGCCGTGCCGGCGATCTGGCCACAGTTCGCCGGCGGCTCGAGGACCGGCGCGAGGTCGACCGGTGCGCCGACGTCGATCACCGCCGTGGCTGCGATCGCGCCGCAAACCGCGGTGGCGGAGAACGCGGCGATCGCCGACGCCGTCGACCGGCTCGACACGATCGTCGCCGGCCGGCTCGGCGCGGCGATCACCGGCGCATCGTGGGTCGTCGCCGAGATCGAGGTCGGCCAGATCCCGCACACCGCGGTGCTGTACCAGTTCACGCTCGACCGCCCACTGCCCTGCTAACGAAAGAGGAAAACGCCATGACCCAGTACCGACTCATCCCCGGTGACATCTCGATCAAGTTCGCCGACACCGAGGCCGCGCTCGCCGCGTCGCCCGAGTACCAATGCCAAGTGACGCACGCATCGGTCGACCCGACGCTCGCCTACAACACGACACCGGCGACCGGATGCACCGGTGAGCAACAGCAACTCAAAGTGCCGGTGCCGTGGACGCTCAATCTGACGTGGCTGCAGGACTGGACCGCACCGGGTGGCGGGCTCGCCAACTACGCCAACATGAACGCCGGCCAGATCAAATTTTTCGAGTACTCGCCGACGTCGGATCCGCTGCTCAAGGTCGCCGGATCCGTCGAAGTCGCACCGGTCGGTTTCGCCGGCGACATGGGCACCGTGTCGCTGGCCGGGCCGGTGGCGTGGGCCGTGCAGGGGCAGCCGGTGTTCACGACACCGGTCGTCGCCGGCGGGCTCGCCGACGACGGTTCCGACGCGATGGATCTCGACGACGCCGACGCGATGGCGTGACCGGTGGCCGCTGGCCGGGCGTCGGTGAATCTGCATCGGATCGCCGACGACGTTCGCAAGATCCCCGACGCCGGATTGATCGCCGCCGCGAAGCTCGTCAAAAAGTTGGCCGACGACGAGGCGCGCCGGGCGACCGGTGACGGTGACATGCACGGCAAGAAACGCCGCGCCATCAAGCTGCGGGCACGCGACAAAGGGATCCGCCCGGTCGACGGTGGCCGGGCGATCCTGATACTCGGCCAACCCGCCGGGCCGTGGGTGTGGGTCAACACCGGCACCAACGCGCACCAGATCCGCCGACGCAAGAAAGGCCCGATGCGCAAGATGGTCGTGCACCACCCGGGCACCCGCGGCAAACGGGCGTGGTCGAACGTGATCGACCGCTCGCACGAGCTCGTGCCGCGGATCTTCACCGACGCCGTACACGAGGCGGTGCGCTGATGGCCGGTGACGAAAAGATCCAACTCGACATCACCGCCAAAGACGACGCCTCCGACACGATCGACGACGTCGCCACCGCCGCCGAGAACCTCGAGAAGCTGTCGCCCGAGGTCGAGATCAAAGCGAGCGACCAGGCCACCGGCGACATCGACGCGGTCACCGCCGCCGCCGACCACCTGGCACGGCTCGACACCGAGCTCGTCATCAAAGCCCAGATCGACCAGGCCAAAGGCCAGTTGCGCGAGTTGCAGGATTCGCTCGACGACACCGGCAAACACGCACGCGACGCCACCGAGCAGCTCGACAAGGTCGACGGCGGTGGCGGATCCGGTCTGCGCGGTAACGCGATCGCCGATCTCACCGGGCCGCTCGGCGACGCCTCGAGCGCCGCCAGCGATTTCGCCGGTGTGTTCGACGGGCTCGGCGACGCCGCCGAAGCGGCCGCCGGCAAACTCGGGCTCTCCGAGGACGTCGCCGGGAAGGTGTCATCGGCGATCGGTGGGCTCGGCGTCGCCGTCGCCGCCGGCGCAGCGATCTGGTCACTGTGGACCGCGCACCAACAGGCCGCCAAGAAGGCCGCCGAGGAAAACGCCAAAGCCGTCGTCGAGCTCGGCGACGCGATCGTCAAAGGTGACCGCGCCGCGCAGGTGACGACGTTCCACAAGATGTTCGACGAGGCGATCAAGAAGGCCGGCGAGTTCGGGCTCAAAACCGAGGACGTAACCCGATTCATCACCGGCCAGAGTGACGCGATCCCCGGGCTCACCACCCACTACCAAGAGCTGAAAGCGGCACGTGAGGCCGCGTACACCGACGAGCAGAAAGCCAAGGCCGACGCCGCGCTGACCGCGTTCGAGGACGAGGCCGCGCAGCTCGACATCAACAAACAGAAATTCAAGGACGCCGCCGGTGCATCACTCGACAAGGCCGCCGCCGACGACCATCTCGCCGACATGATCTCGGGCACCACCGGCAAACAGAAAGACATGAACCGCGCCGTCGACGACTCGATCGGCAAGCTCGACGCCGCCGAGCAGAAAACCAGAGACCTCGAGGCCGGCTACGGCTCCCTCGCCGACCGGCTCTCCAACAAACGGGCGATCGAGGATTGGCAAGCGGCGATGGTCGACGCGCAAACCAAAGTGCGCGACGGTGTCGATCTGACCCGCGACGACATCCGCGGTATCGAGGACGACATCGAGGCCGCCGGCAAAGCGGCCGGGCTGACACCGATCGAGATCCAAGCCGAGATCGACCGTGTCGACCAGGGCGACATCGACGGCGCCTATCTCGACATGCAGCAACGGATCGACGCCAAAGGGCCGCTGAACGCGACACTCAAGATCCACCCCGAGCTACCGCCACGGCTCAAGATCGTCACCCGCGGTGGCACCACCATTCTCGACGAGGCGTTGGTGCCGATCTCGTCGAGCGCGTCAGCGCCGCAAGTGGTCAACAACATCAACATGCCCGCCGGCTCGCGTGGCGTCGACGTCGTCCGCCAGGTGTCCGGCCAAGCACGCCGTAGCGGCCGACGGTATGGGGCGCAGGTGGTGAACTATGCGCGTCGCTGACCGGCCGATCCCGACATCGATCGTGCTCGACCCGGGCGCGCTCGCCGATTGGCCGGTGCGACCGGTGTTCGCGCTCGAGCAGTCACCGGTGGCGCCGTACACGTGGAACGACGGCTCGGTGTGGAACGACGCCGCCACGGTGTGGGACGCGCCGTCGGCTCTGCCGGTGTGGGCCGACGCGACATGCGATTTCACCGGGTGCACGATCGAGGCCGACGCACCCGACGATCACGGCAACTTTCCCGCGGTGCGTGCCGTCGTGCAGCTCGACAACCGCTCGGGCCGGTGGGCGCAGTACAACGCCGACGGCTCACCACGCGATTTCGGCGCCGGCCGCCAACTGTGGATTTGGGCGCGTTCGGCGACGGATGCGTGGTGGCTGTTCGCCGGGCGGATCACCCGTTACGACGAACGGGCCGACGACACGATCGAGATCGAAGCTTTCGACTACTTCGCCGATCTCGCCCAACCGATCGGCACCATGACCCCGGGCGTCGCCAACGATCTGCCCGGCGTGCGATCCGCGGCGATCGTCACCATCGCCCAGGCCACCGCGTTGCGCACCCGGTTCGCCGCCGGGACCGTCAAGCTGACCGCGCAACCGACCGACGCCGCGCCGCTCGAGGAGATCCAACTGGTGACCAGTTCCGACGGTGGCGTGGTGTTCGGTGACGCCGACGGCACGATCGTGTCGACCGATCGGCTGTGGCGCGTCGGGCGTTCCGACCAGACCGTGTTGCCGGTGATCTCGACCAACGTGTGCACCGCGCCGCTGGTCGTGTGGGATCCGGTGATCTCGACCACCGACGAACAACTCGCCGGCACTGCGATCCTGCTGAACGTCGCCGGGCTCCGCTCGACCGCGACGAACCCGAACACACCCGGCCGCCAGATCTACAGCGAAACCGGCCAGCAATGGACCACACAAGTCGAGGGCGACGTGCTCGCGGCGTGGATCGTCGCCCAACAGTGGCAACCGCGGATCTCGCTCGACGAGGCCGACATCTATCTCACCGACCCGGCACACCCGTCGTATGTCGCCGCCGTCGGATGGCGCCGGCTCGACCGGATCCGGCTACTCCACGACGCGCGGACACCGACCGGCACCGCACGCGTCGACGTCGAGGTGGTGTTGACCGCGATCACCGACACGATCACACCCGACACGTGGGTGCGTTCGATCGCCACGAGCCGCGCCGTGACCTACACGCCCGGCAACGGATGGGACGAAACCCTGTGGACGTGGGACACCCCGGCCGCGGTGTGGAACTACTGAACGGAGACTGTGATGGCAACAACGATCGAAGAGCTCGAGGCCCGGCTCGCCGAGCTCGAGGTGCGCGCCGGTGTCGGTGTGCAACCGCTCGCCAATCCGCCGATCACGATCGGTGAGCTTGCCGACGTCCCGTCGCCCGGTTCGCCGATCGCGTCACAGTGGGCGCAAGAAGTGTCGGCGCGCATCGTGCACCGCTTCGCCACCGTCGCCGCCCGCGATGCCGCGTTCCCGGCACCGGCGGCGTCGACGCTCGCCTACGTCACCGGCACCAAAACGCTGTACCTCTGGGACGGCGGTTGGGTGATAATGGCCGAGCCCGACATCACCACCTACGTACCGAATTGGAACGGTGTCAACTTGGGTGGCGCCGGCGCCCAACGCGCCGCCCGCTACCACCGATCCGACGGCTACATCGATTTCCAATACGACATGACCATCGGCGCCGCCGGCGCGGTCACCGGCCCGATCTCGATCGACGGCCCGGTGGCGCTGTCAACGGTGCAACGTGGCGCGTTTCAGGTCTACGCGCTGCAAAGCGGTGTCAGTGAGGTGGTGTTCACCTCCGAGGCGATCTCCACCGCCACCGCCACGATCGGGATCCTGACCTATTCGGTGTCGGGTGCGATCGTCACCTTTGGTGGCACCAGTGCGTCGACACCGTGGGTGTGGAAAGCCGGCGACCGGATCCGGCTCTCCGGTCGCGCCAAGATGCTGTCGCGGTTCTCGTGATCCCGTTCGACGACGCCACGCTCGAGGACGCGTGGGACGCGTCCGACACGCTGCTCGACCAGTTCGACAACGTCGTGCTGCGGATCCGCGAGCTGCTCGTCGACGCCCACGGCGACCGCCGGGTGAAGGCCGCCCGACTGTTCGACAACCTCGAGACGATCCGCGAACGGATCCGCGGCTGATGGGCGGCCGCTACCTCGTCGACATGGCCGACGTGTTGCGCGCCGCCGGGCTCGCCGTCACCGAGCAGGACGGGTGGCAGTCGCGTGGCCGCTCGAGTGGTGGGTTCGACGGCAACCGGCCGTGGTGCGTCATGTGGCATCATGCCGCGTCGGCACCGGGGGCGTCGGCGGAGTCGGTCGCCAACTACGCGTCGTACGGTTCCGACGTCGCCCCGGTGTGCAACCTCGTGTTGGGTCGCGACGGCGCCGTGATCGTGTGCGCCGCCGGCGCGACGAACACCAACGGCAGTGGCGGCCCGCTCGACGTGTCGCTCGGCCGGATACCGGCCGATCAGATGAACAGCCATGCCATAGGGATCGAGGCCGTTAACACCGGCGTGGGCGAGCAGTGGCCGCAAGCACAGATCGACGCCTATTTTGCGATCAACAACGCGTTGGCCGGCGCCTACGGGCTGGCACCGTCGGATCTGTCATCGCATGCCGAGTGGGCGCCCGGGCGCAAGATCGACCCGGCGACCGCCGCCGCTGTCGTCGGTCCGTGGCGGCCGGCGTCGATCAACTCGTCGGGCACGTGGGCGCTCGACGACATCCGCAACGAGGCCGAACGACGCGCCGGCACCATGCCGCCGCCAACCCAGGAGGACGATCCGATGTATCTCGCAACACTCAGCAACGGCGACGTGGTCGTGGCCGGATCCGCGGTGCGCCCGGTGTCCGGTGACGAGATCGGCCCGGGCGGCCCGTTCGCCGCGCTGCCCAACTACCGGCCGGATCCGTCGTCGACGTGGCACGCCTGGCTCCGTGCCGGCGCCGACGAGTACTCGGCGCGTGTGATGTGAACGCGTCAGCGTTGATCGTCACCACCGGCGCAGCGGTGTGTATCTGTGTCGTCGTGTTCCTCGTGCTGTTCTTCCGACGCCGGTGAGAGTCGACGTGAAATATCTGCTCGTGTGCGTGGTGCTCGTGCTCGTCGCGATCTACCTCGCGACGCTGATCTGGCGATAGCTTCCGCGGTGAAGAGACGGTGCCGCACCCACCCGCCAGGGGGCGCCGTTGGTGGTGCCGGCCGGTGAGGAGCCTCCCGGCCGGCACTGCCATCTCAGGCCATGGCGCGAAATACATGATTTCCCCCCACCCCTGGTCACGGGCTTTACGCGACGGCCTGCTCAGCGGTGGAGTCGAGCGGGGCGGTGACGTCGACGATGATCGACGCCAGATCGCCGGCGTCGACGAGCGTGTAGATCGCCGTCGTCTGCACGCTGCCGTGGCCGAGCAGCGTTTGCACCAGCCGCAAGTCGTGACACTTGCGCAACGCCTCCGTGGCCGCCCGGTGCCGCAACTGGTGAGCACTGGCGTCGACGCCGGCCGCGGCGAAATGCTTGGCCAACCGTTTCGACACGAGCCGGCCAGGATCGGCCGGCCGCGACGATTGCCACCCGTCGAGCACGTACACGCCGGTGCGCTCGATCCGATCGAGCACCGCCAACGTCTCGGCGTTCATCGGGACGACACGCTCTTTCGAGCCCTTGCCGAGCACCCGCGCTTGTGTGCCGGTGATGTCGTCCCACCGCAACCGGGCGAGCTCGCAACACCGCAAGCCCGACACCGCGGCGAGCAGTAACGCCACCTCCGTTCGCGGATCGGCTTTCGGACCCTCTTGCGCGAACATCAACGCCAACTGCAGATCGGTGGCGTGGATCGGGCGCGGTA